CTTTGAAGCGTTGATGGTTGATCTGGCAGCACCACTAGCATCTGGGTAAACTAATATCTTGTTGTTAGGATACCTTCTTTTAATTTCTTGAGCCAGTGCATCCGTGTCGTTTTGTTTCGTTATTTCATCAATCACAAACAATTTATCTCCGTCTTTGACTGCAACGACTGCATTGCAGTTCATCACGTTAAAGTCGATCCCAATCAAGAGCGTTTCCATCTTTATATCAAACGGAATATTATCAACCAAGTGCTTGTTGCGATCAAATCTGGAGTAGACAGCTCCAGTTGTAAGATTTGTAAAGTTTCCATTGAGATAGGCTTGGATCAGTTGCGGTGGATAGTTTTCTAAAAGAGAATCAATGAAACCCTCTGGCAAATAAGGATTATCACTTGTCTTTGCTTTTATTAATCTTGTATCCTCCTTTGCGTTCTTTTCAAAAGTCTCAAAAGCCCAAGCATGACCTTCGGGAGTTGTTGTTGCATAAAACTGCTGAATGTTGCCTGACCTTAATCTTGCAAGAGCCATGTTCATCGCTTGCTCTGCGTCTCTTTTATTTACGGTGTCGGCCTCATCAAATCCCACCGCACAAAGGTTCTGTCCTCTCAATCTTTGATAAGTCAAAATGGTTCTCAGTAGGATCGTATGAGTTCCTTCTTCAAAAGTAAGTTGATATTCTGGCAAAGGCGAAGCTCTGAAAGTGTAAGGTATCTCCCACTCTTCAAGAAGCTCGTTCATTGTTCGCATCAAAATATCTCTGAGCATGGGCGAGGTCGGTTCAAATATGGCAGATATATGTCCAACATTCATGCAAGCAAGAATAATACTTTTTGAAACCAAAGCATAAGTTTTGCCAGCACCGAAGCCACAAACGAGAGCAAGTTTGCGATGGCTTGTGTCGTCACAGAAAGATGCTTGATGCGGAAGTAAATTAGTTTTTATTTTTTTTATTACATCTTTTGAGGATGGGATATAACTAAAGCCTTCTTCAAATAAAACATGGCCTTGCGAGACAGTTTCTAAGAGACTCATGAGACTAAGTGTGCAAGTTTAGCTGCAGTATTGATAGCACCAAGAGCAATGTGATATTGACCAGACCTTCTAGCTTCCATCTGTAAGGTGCTACATTGGGCCAAAAGATCAGCAATCATCTGAGGTCGTTCCATGTCCCAGTCCTTCTTCAGCTCGTCTCTAGCTATCTGTAAATACTTAGCAACGCTTCTCTCTCCCACCCCCCAATTCTCGGAAGCATAACGAACGCAGTCAGACCGCCGACCCCCGTTAGCAATTATCCGAGCGAACCGTTGAGCCCTGACAATTGTCTCTGCTTGCGTACCTTTTTTGCCCATAAAATGTAGTTCTTAGTTAAATACTACACGCTCTGCTTTATTTCCAGTGAAATTCTCCCATCTTTTAATTATTACATCGCAGTATTTTGGATCAAGTTCGACGAGGCGAGCTTGTCTTTGTATTCTTTCTGCAGCAATCAAAGTTGTGCCAGAGCCACCGAAGGTGTCGAGAACAGTATGGTTTGGCTTTGTTGAATTTGACATTTGATATTGGATTAAGTCAACAGGTTTCATAGTTGGATGTTCTTTGTTGCGGTTTGGCTTATCAAAATTAAGAACCGTAGTTTGCTTGCGATCTGCGTTCCAGAAATGAGAAGCACCTTTTTTCCAACCATAAAGGCAAGGTTCGTGCTGCCAATGGTAGTCTTGACGACCCATAACCATTGAGGACTTCACCCAGATAAGGCATTGTCTTATTTGCAAGTTTGCATCTTTTGCTGCACCTCGGAAGTTATAACCTTCTGAATCTGCATGCCAGATATAAAAGGAAGCACCGTCATTAAGATAATGATGAGCAACCGTGTAAGCCGAAGCCAAAAATTGTCTAAATTCTTCATCTGCAAATTGATCGTTTTGTATTTTTAATTTATCCGCAGTTTTTCCTTCATAGTTCACGTTGTATGGAGGGTCAGTCAACCAAAGGTCTGCCAGTTCGTTTTCCATCAAAGGCTGGAGTTGGTTTTGATCTGTTGAGTCTCCGCACAATAATTTGTGATTTCCAAGTTTCCAAACCTCTCCAAATTGAACTGTTGGTTCTTCAGGAGTTTCAGGAACTTCGTCGGGGTCTGTTAAACCTTCGGTTGGAATGATATCTGGTTCGCCAAGTATTTCTGCAAGGTCCTCTTTGGTAAACCACGGATCAATGTCGTGATCTTCAGATAGCTGATGCAACATTTCTTTATCCCACTCGGATAAGTCGGAAGTTCTGTTATCAGCTAAAGCAAGCCCGACCTTTTGATCTTCAGAGAGTCCTTTTCTTTTTACAGCGATAATTTCATCACCTTCGGTTTCAATTACTCTAACGTTTTTTATACCAGCAGCTCTTGCCCCTGCAATTGTTCCGTTTCCAGCAAGAATACGATTCTCTTCGTCGATAACAATTGAACGACCAGCACCATATTTTTGCAGCGATTCTTTTATTAAAGCTGAAGAACGGTCTGTTCTTTTTCTTGCATTTTTGTGATCGTTTTTAAGTTCGTTAATTTTCATGCTGCGTTTTTGAATTGATTATATTTTTTGATATGGTTATTGACAACAGCAGTTGGACATACTATTTGACCCATTTTTTGGAGATCAAATTTAAAATCGTTGTAAATTTCATGAAAAGCATAAAAAAGATCGGTGATCAAATTTTCTCCATAAAGGTGTGGGTTCTTGCCGTGTAAATGAAAAAACCAACGAATCATGTCGTTGGCAGAGCATACTTCAATTAAATTTATTGAATAAAGCGGTTCATCGTGGTCCCAGATGCCAAAGTGACAATCAGGCATCAAATCAAGAGAGTAAGTTTCCTCGTTAAGATACCAATCGCCCCAATTCATGTGAACAGGCCAGTTGTAACTCATTAAGTTTGCAAGAGGAACAGGAGGTGGATTTTGCTTAGAAAACTCTATATTTTCCTTCTTTTCTCTTGCTTGAGCCGACTCATAAAGAAGGTTTTTAGGAAGGCGGTGGTTCACTTTGGTTGAGTTTCATTGATTCAACAGTAGCTTTTTCTGTTGGAAATGAAAACAGGGATGGTGTATTTTTTAAAGTTTCTTTGACAGTTTGTATAAAATATGGCAGTTCTTTCTTTGAATTGTTTATATTTTGCAAGCGAAAATTGTTCATTAATTTAACACTTTCTTGCCAAGATTCCTTTCTTTTGTTGTGCAACATTCTGGTTTCGTCTTTAGTTAAAGAAACGCCCAAAGTGTGTTCGCCAGTGGAAGTTACGATGGTTTTAATGTTACCTAACGAGTCTTTATATCCACTGGAGATAACATTTTGTTCTTCATCCAATTGTTGATATGCTTTTTTGCAGTGACATATTATGGCTGCATCAGAGCCAGCAAATTTTCTCCCTTTTTCATCAATATCGTAGTCGTGCCAGTAAAGTCGGTTAACTAATCGATCTGAATTATTAACTAATCCTGTGTCGTAGCAAGCGTAGCAATCCTTGTCAGGTGGATAAAAGTTGATTGTTTTTTCAGTCAGTTTTCTTTTGTAAGACATGGCAAGTTAAAAAGGTAAGTCTTGGGATTTATCTTTCTCCCAATTTTGTTTTGGCAAATCGACTGAAGTTGGTAGGTAAGCTTCAAAACTGCCGTTCTTCAGCCACCGATAAGCATCAGGAAAGGGAGAAGCAAAGCCCCCCTTGTTTTCAATTTGGTGTTGATCAGTTATAGCTCTTTGTAAAGCTAAAGCAAGTGTTTCTGAAGAAAGACTTTTTATAGCGACACAATATTCTTCAAAAGCTCGTGGCTTTGTTTGACCAGATGCTCTCTTTTTAATTTTTAAATATTTCTGCCAAAAAAGCTCAAATTCCTCAGAATATATCTTTTTCTTGGTTTTTGGTTTACTAACTTTATTAATATTGTTATTTGTATCTAGTTTATATACATCTTGTTTGGTGGCATCTGGTGCTATGGGGGGGTGCAGATTTTGCACTGGGGGTATGGCATATTTTGCAGGGGTGCAGGATTTGCCACGCCCATCAACACTAGGTTCTGGAACATTAGCAAGATGCCAAATAGTGACCTTGTATAAATTACTGCCCTGCTCACCGTTTCTACCTTTTTGGTGTTTTCTTTCCAACCAACCCAAAGAGACAAGTTGGTTCACAATCTTTTGTGCTGTGCGTTTTGACATACAAGCGGACTTGGCAATTGTATTTAAAGATGGATAGCACTGCTGGTCGTCTTTGTTTGCGTAGGATTGAATGACCCATAAAACAGCTAATTGATTTGGTTGTATTTTTCCTCTAAGATTTGTGGGTAAAGCAGTGAAAGGATAACCTTGTGGATTAAATGACATCTTTTATTTTTTCCGTTGAGAATATAGAA